AGTATAATGAATCGGTCAAATGGAATTATGGATTGCTAAAAAATGGTGCTAGACCTAGCGGAATCCTAAGCGTGCCTAAAGATGTTGAAATAGGTGAACCCGACTGGCTCCGCTTAAAAGATGATATTAATGATTTGTTTTCTGGTTCGGACAACAGCGGCAAACCTCTTGCCTTAAAGGGCGGTATGACTTTTACCCCTTGGAGCATTTCACCGGTAGAATTAGATTTTCAGAATTCAAAAAAGGGCACGGCTTCCGATATTGCTTTAGCTTTCGGTGTTCCGCTAGAATTATTAAATCAAGATCAGGCAAAATACGATAATCTAAATGCCGCCTGGACGCAATTATGGGAAGCCGCAGTTTTACCGATAGTTAACGATTATTTTGACAGTTTAAATAATAGTTTAGTCCCCAGGTATGATGACCAGTTGGAATTAAGACCAGGGTTTAAAAACGTAACTGCCTTAATTGAGAAAAACGCACAGCGGATGAATACGTTAGAAAAAATTACTTTTTTGAAGATAAATGAAAAACGAGTATTGGTCGGGTATGAAGAAATTCCCGAAGGTGACGAATTACCTAAACGCAGTAACTCATTTTCAGATTTAGGGATTGCTAACGAAAAATCCAGGCTTTTAGATTTGGTTTATGGCGATTAATCGGACAGCACAACATCGGGAATCTAACGAGCTGATTGACATATTAGCCGGACGATTTGCCCCACAAATTAGAAGATCAATCAAAAAAGCAGTTTATGGTGCCGCGGAAGAATTCCGGATAAAAGGGGTTTATTCTGACGATATTTTTTTAAAACATAGCGAAGAAATGGAATACTACTTAAATCGGTTAATAACACGGTCTATTATCGTTTCCGCTAAACGCCAACAACGTATATTGAAGGATTTAGCCAAAAGTAAAACAAAAGCTGAGGAAATTGATTTACCGGAGGATGAATTGTCAGCCGTTCAAAAATTTTTCTCGCTATCATTTTTAAAAAAAAACATTGCGGAAATTGTAAGTACAACTAAGAAGAAAATCGCTAATTTTATTGATCGCAAGCAACAAAATGAAGAACTCAGCCGTGATGATATTGCAGACGAACTTAAAAAAGAAATTGGCGATAATCAAAGCGTGGAACGTGCGGCATTGATAACTGTTTTTGTTGCACACACAGCCATAAATTGGTCTTCACTCAACGAGTCAAAAATATTTAATCAAGAGGTTAGGGAAGAATTAAAAAAAGAATGGATTTCCATGCGGGATGATAAAGTTCGTGATGATCACGCTGAGGCTGACGGGCAAACTGTAGGGCTGGATGATTTTTTTTTGGTTGGAGGTGAGCAATTGGAATATCCAGGAGACCCGAACGGATCGATTGAAAATATAATTAATTGTCGTTGTATTGTGGGATATATTTAAATGATTAATGGCGGAATAAATGCTTTAGTTATAGCAAACGGATCATTAATAAAGAAAAATAAAATATTATGTAAAGATTGCAAATATATGAAACTAGAATGTTCTGATTTGGTTAGGATTTGCGAAAAATCAATAATTACCGCTATAGATCCATTCGATGGAGAAAGTAGTACTGAAATTATTTTAAATAATGGTGATTATCGACTTAAAAACAAAAATCTCGATTGCAAAGATTTTGAGGATAAATAAATTACAAATAAAATAAATGATGAAATTTTAAAATTATTTGATAAAATAGAAATTAAAGCTCCAGAATTTGGAGAAATAAAATTTGTTTGCAAAGATGGTAGAATAATTGATATAGTTATAACAGAAAGATTAAGAATAACTGAATAATTAACGCTGATCGAAAAACGAAGGCGGATTGAACTGTAAAAAGTTTGATCCGCCTTTTTTATTTTTTGCCAAAGGAGTAAAAATGCTTGAAACTTTAGAAATAAAAACGGTAGCTTTTGAGATTAAAAGCGTAGATGATGAGGAAGATGAGCTGTATTGTGGCAAGTTTTCCGGTATTGCTTCCGCTTACGGAAACGTTGATTTGGGCGGCGACCGTATCGAGAAAGGGGCTTTTAATGGAGTTATCGAGCAAGCAAACAAGACTGGAAAATTTCCGAAAGCTTTAATCCAACATTATTACTGCGACATTGGCGGTGTTTTTACCGGTATGGTTGATTCTGAAAAAGGGTTAATCGTAGAAGGTAAATTTTTAAATACGGCTAAGGGTAGAGATTTGAAGGTCGAAGTTAAAGCAGGGGCAATAAGCGGAATGTCGATTGGCTATTATGTTGGAGATTACACAATCGAAAATGAGGGTAAAAATGATCGGGTAAGAATAATTAAATCAATCAGAGAATTACCTGAAATTTCGTTCGTTACTTTCCCGATGAATCCGAAAGCTAACATTATATCAGCAAAAACAAAATTACCGGATAATATCCGTGATTTTGAAAATTTATTGCATGAGATAGGCTATTCAAAAAGCGATGCGGTCAAATTAGCATCAAAAGGGTTTAAATCAACACAGAGTGATTCTGTTTATGATAGTCGGCGAGAGGCTGACATAAAAGCCGTGATCGAAATTTGCAACGCATTTAAAAACTAAAAAAGGAGAATAAAAAAAATGAGTGAAGATATTATCGAGTTAAAAAATGCGGTTGAATCTGCAAAAAATACATTAGTTTCATTTCAAAATGAGCATAAAGACGCTTTAAAAAAGGCTGAGACTGAAACTGCTGAATTTAAGTCAAAAGCTGAAAAAATGGCAGATGATATTGCGAGTGGCGTAGAAGCGCAACAAAAAATGAAGCTTGAAATTGATAGACTTTCAGCTTTATCGAATTCAGGTATTGGCGAAAAAACTGAAAAATTTGAAGGAATTTCTTTAAAAGAAGACGGATTCGGTGAATTCATGAGAAAAGACGGCCAACATACTTATAGCGAATTTTTGCAAACAAAAAACAATATGAGTACAGCTATTCAAGTTGATGGCGGATATTTAACTAACGTGCAACGGATGGGAATATTGCAAAACAGAATTAATGAAACTTCTTCGATGCGTCAAATTTGTACTGTTGTTTCAACATCTCAAAAAGCGGCTGAATGGGTTTGTTTGGATGGAACAAGAGTTTCTACGAACAAAACTAACGAAAACGGTACACGGTCAGCAACGAATACCCGTACAATTTCAAAACTAGAAATTTCAACTCATATTAAATACGCTCAACCGGCAGTTACTACATCAATGTTGGACGATGTACCGGAAACAGAAAGTTTGATTATGGACTGGGCGGCGGAAGATTTCGCACTCGATGAAAACACTGATTTTGTAAGCGGTTTGGGTGTTGATTGTGCAAAAGGTATTTTGAGTTACACAGCTGGCACAGTTGGAACTTATGCCAAAAATAGTATTGCCCAGAAAAACATGGGAGCGGCTGCCGCTCTAACAGCTAACGGTGTTATGGATGTCCAAGCCTCCATCAAAGAAGCCTACCAAATGAACGCCACATGGTTGATGAACCGTTCAACATTCAAAGATTTGTTGTTATTAACAAACGGAATCGGCAATTATTTATTCAATTTGAACCTGGATAAATCAGTACAATCACCGTTTAATTTGCTAACTCGTCCGGTTGTATTTGCTTCTGATATGCCAGTAGTAGGGGCAAACGCTCTTTCAATTGCTTACGGAGATTTCAGAAAAGCGTATGTAATCGTTGACCGCAAAGGTGTTTCACTTTTACGTGATCCATTCTCTGCGAAAGGCTTTGTGTCTTTCTACTTTGAAAAGCGTACAGGTGGAGCGGTTGCAAATTTTGAAGCAATCGTTATTGGAAAAGTAGCAGTTTAACAATCAAAAAAGGAGAAAATAAATGAATTTCGACAATAAAAACGATACAAAAATAGATTTAGCATTTAAATTGCAGCAAATTACTTCGGATGCCACAACCGTTGGCGAAGTAGTAGATTTGCAAGACGCACAAGCGGTATTGTTTGCGATTCAATCAGGAACGATTACAACCGGAACAATTACACCGGTAGTAAATGAATCTGATTCAATCAGCGGCACAATTGGAGCAGGTGCGACATTATCAGGCGGTACTTCTGTCGCAACTGGTGATTTAGTCGGGACTATTGCCGCCGCTACCTACGCCGTAACCGATGACGACAAAATTAAAACTATCGGTTATATCGGGAAAAAACGGTATATCTGCTTATCACTAACCACTGCCGGAAGCACTTTTTCTGGTTATGTGGCGGCAACAGCCGTAAAAGGGCATTTGTACGCCCTACCCGTTTAATTATGTTAGTCATATTTAACAGGGATTTTTTAGGCGTTCAGGATGGGGAAACCCATCCGACCCAATTTAAGAATGGGGAAAAGTACGATTTAAAAGGCGATTTGTTAAGAGTTGCCATCGGATTAAAAGTATGTGAGGAAATAAAAGAAGAAAAAATGAATACAGACGTTCCAGAAAATAAAATGCTTGATCACAAGCAAGAAAAAAAGAAAGGGAAGTAGAAAAATGAAGAAATTATTTTTAGGTTTACTTATTTTTTTAATCCCGATTTCATTAATTGCCGCACCTAATGTTTTGAATTATATCGAACAAGGCGGATCGGCTAGTGTAATCGGAGGCTCATTTACTGTTGTTAGCGGTGGATCATTAATTAGTAATTCTGGTTCAACTGTTTCGATGAATGCCGTAACTATCAATTCGTTGGTGGCAACATCATTTACAAACACAACCGGAGCTTTTACTAATTTGACCGCAACAATTGCAACAATGAGCACTTTAGTTGCTCCAGTTTTAACGGTTACTACATTAAATTCTTTAGTTATGGCTGATTATGTAACAAAAAATTATAGCTCAGCCATAACATTGAATACTTTAGTCGCACCAACCTTATCATCAACAACTTTTAATATCACAACAGCGAATATTTCAGCTATTTCTAGCTCATTATTTGCAGTTCCGACTTTAAATTTTATTTTAGCAACCACAAACGTAACCGCAACTTTGAACCCAGAAGAAAATTTACCAATTAAAGTTAACGGATTAATTCGTTATCTTAAATTATTTATTAGCCAATAAGGATAAAAAAAATGAAAAAAACAAGCTCACTATTAACAATCTTATTAAGCCTGGTACTTTGTAGTGGGCTTGTTTTCTGTGCAGATTTTACAGATTCCGCAACAAAACAACGGGAATCAGCAGGAAATAAAATATTTGAGTTTTACAATCAAGAAATAGCCTCAAACAGCTATGTTGAAAAAATATTCGATGATTCATTAAGATACAGATTTATTGATTATTATCTAACAACCTCTACAGGTACAATCACATGTTTGGCTTCTTTTAGAAATGCAAATGGCACAATAGTTACGCAAAATGTAGTTTCAGGGACTGGAATTACTAATTTTTACTCTGATTTATTAACTTTAAAATTCACGATGGCTGGAGCAACGGGAAACGTTACCGGAAATATTCGGTTTTATAATTCAGCTTCAAGCGGTTTAGCATCGACGACAACCGGAAACATAACAATCAATAACTTAAACGTTGTAACTCCAACTATTTATAATTTAACAATTCCAACCGCAAATACTGAGTATAGCCAGGTTTTACCTGCGACTACTAGAAGGATTTCCGTTTCAATTCAGGACGGTATAGCATCAGAAAATTATAGAATTGCGTTTGTAACTGGGAAGGTCGCAACCCCTACAGCACCATATCTGAAATATTTCCAAGATATAGAATACGCTGAAAAAGATATTAACTTGGCTGGGTATACGATTTATTTAGCCGCTAGTATCGGGTCAAAAGTAGCTCAAATTTTAGCTTGGGAATAATTAAATGAAAAATTTGACTGTTATTATTTTAATTTGCTTTTTATCAAGCGGAATATATGCGGAAACAAAACGCATAAACACGGCTAATTTTGCAAAGAAAAATATTAACAATAATTTTACTGCTGATCAAACAATTTCCGGCAATATTCAAATAAAAAATAACACATTTTTTTATATCGGTGATTCGGAAACAGATACTTCTTGGCGAATTACTACATTATCGGAAAATTTATTATTCGAAAAAAGAGTTTCTGGCAATTGGGTTACTAAATACACGATAACGGAGTAAAGATGAAAAAAATAATTTGTTTAATTTTGATTCTTATTTTTCCAGTATTAGTTTTTGCTGATAGGTATATGGTCGAGCTAAAAAAAGACGGTACTGTAAACAAAATAGAAAAATTTCACGCGATCAAACACGGGGCTACAGCTTTGATTACTAACCATAGATATATTTTAAGCGAATCTGATTACCTAGCTTTTTATAACACATATCAGCAAGATGTAAGTGCAAATTTTAGGATTAATTATCAATCTGGATTTTTAGAAAAGGTGGTGGCTCAATAATGAAAAAAAAACTACTTCTAATTTTATTCAGCTTTCTTTTTCCGGCAATATCTTTTTGCTCAAGTATTACAGAAATTGTAACGGCTAATAGCAAAATGGCTACACCAACGCTAAATTTTAGTAGGAGTGTCACGTTTTCTACATCAAACATCGGTATTAACACTACAACTTATGAAGACGAGGGAACAACGTATAATTATTTTGTTTTTGGCTACCCTTATGACGATGCAGGGACACCTTATGTACCTGTCGATAATAATACTCCTGATCTGTACGTTTACGGTGGGAGCGTGTCAATTCTTTCAGATGATAAAGGACCTTCTTCTTCTTCCGAAATAGGGTTAAGGGTATCTAACCCCGAAAACGGGTCGACTGGTTTTTTGCTCGAAATTGTTGGAGAGAGTGAAATATTATCTCAATTTGCTCGAGGTAAGTCAATTTTCAATTCCTACTCCAGAAATGGTATGTCTTTTAATTTATCCAGGCAGACAATCCCCACTGGCAACCCAAACTTTACTTGGGCTAATTGGGACGATCAAAACAACGGCGAGTTAATGCGATTGGATTTAACGGGTAATTTAACTGTAACGTCTAGCATTACAGCAAAGGCTGTTTCGATAAATGGTACTGTTACCGCTTCATTTTTAATTGATAACTCGCTTACCTATGGGGAACTTTACGTTTCCTATAATTCGACCGTAACAAATATTTTAGTGGCTGGGACATACGTTACTATTACAGCGAATGTCGTTGAAGGAATAACAAAAAATGTAACTTTTACACAAACCACAACAGACAATTATTTTACGGTTTTAGTTGGTGGAATATATAACGTAAATCTAAATATATCATTCAGCGGTGGTAATTCAGATGAATTTCACGGCGGAGTTTGTTTAAACGGATCAAATCCAGTTGGTAGTTTAGAATTTAATCGAAAAATGGGGGCTGGTGGTGACGTTGGGAGTGCAGGTTGTAGCGGACTTATTAGGCTGGTTGCTGGGGATAAATTATGCGTTAAGATTACAAATGAAACCGATGCAGACGACCCAATAATCGGATTCATGAATTTTTCGTTTAGAAAAATAGACAATTAAGGAAAAAAAATGGCGGCAGTAACAGCAACAGAAATTTTTGATTTTATGGGAACGGCGACAGATGTTCGCTCAACTCAGGCGACGTTAATTGCTAATTTAATCACGAATAAGCAAAAAGAACTTGAGGAAAAAATCGGTCGCAAACTTGAATCTACCGCATTTACCAGCGTTCTTTTCCAACACGGTTTGAACTGCGATATTGTCAAAGACAAAATTTATTTAAAAGGAATTTATCGGGATATTTATACGCTTACATCGCTTTATGAAAATGACGTTTTGTTGACAGTTTCCACAGCTTACAACGATGGAAAAGATTATATTTTTGATTCAACAAAAGGAATTATTCAGAAAATTGATGATTATTGGTCTCAAGAAACTTTTGCAATAAAAATGACTGGAAAATTAGGGTTGGTAATTAGTCCTTCGACCGAAACTACAAAGCCGGATTTAAAGCAGGCACTGATTGAAATGTGTGCGGCAGCTTCTGGTTTATGGACGAATAATTTTTTGAGCGAAAACGGAGCAATTGAGACTACTAGAATGAAAATCACGAAAGACGCTGAATTAAGCATCAAAAAATATCAATGGATAAGTCTATCATGAGCGAATTTAAAATAACTGGTCAGGTCGAACTGGAAAAATATTTTAAAAAGGGCTTAAGTCTAAATAATAAATTAGATAAGGATTTACAATCATTGGTAAAAATATCATATACAAGAATATTTTTTCATACACCAGCGGATACGCGTCGCACCATTCAAAGGTGGAAAATAAAGAAAAATGGTGTATTGAGATATGAATTATTGAACGATTATGCTTCGCAGGATGGCAAATATTCTATTGCGGAAATTCTAAATGATGGAAGAAAAGAGGTTAAGCCAATTAAAGCTAAATTATTATTTATTCCGTTGTCAAAACGAGCAAAATTTAAAAAAATTGGTGCAAAAATACCGGAAAGCTGGGAATCTGGCACGGATTATGTTTTGGCAAAAAAATCAAAGGCGGTAAGGGGGACTAAATTTGTCGAAAAAGAAGTTGAAAAGTCGCAATCAGAAATTGAATTGTTGGCTTTAAGGGTGGTGGCATAATGGGAAATATGGTTAGTTTGGTTGAAGAAATTAGAAATCGATTAGAAACTGCCCGAACATCCGGCGTTTTGACAAATATTAAACGTGTTTTTGTTGGGGATAATTACGAGGCGAGAAAGGAGAATGATTTTCCAGTTATTTCAATTTTTGTAGAAAGAGGGCTAACAACTGATATTTATAGGCGGAACGGAAATTCTGACGAAATAGTTGTGGTTGTTCATTTAGTCGAGCGTAATTTGGCGACGAACACAAATACGCTTTACAAAACTTCAGATTCTACCGGATTTTTGTACACGCTTGAAGACGTTTTAAACGTGATTGATAAAACAACGGCAGGAGCTCAGGATTTAACACTTTCCGGCAATGCCTACAGGTTAAAAAACGTTTCTTGGGATATAACAACGGACGACAAGCTTATTAATTGCAAAATTTCGTTAGAAATTTCAACTTGTTTATTTCAAATAGGAGGAAGGTAATAAAATGGACGAAAAAATATTGGTAAAATATCTAGGCGATAATTGCGTTGCTGAAATTAAAGGGGTAGGAAGAAAGCTTTTGAATAAAAACGACACCACACTGGTATTAAAAAGCGTTTACGAAATTGAATTAAAAGATGACCATCGCTGGGAATTAGTGAAAGAAAAAAGTGTTAAACCAGAACAAAAAAAACAAGAGGAGGTTAATTAAAAATGGCATATTCAGGTTTGGGTCAAGATGGGTATTTACGGTATCAAAAAGAAGTTAATTACGGAACGGCGATTACTGCGGCAATGACTTTATTGCCAGTTTTGCCAGGCGGTTTGTTCGAATCAAAACCGGAATTAATCGAGAACAAAAATATAATTTCTAGCAGAATTAAGCAAGCCGGATGTATTGGTAGATATATTCGAAAAGGTCAAATTCAAATGGATGCGTACTCAACGTTGATTGGTGGGTTGATGAATGTTTTTCTAGGTGCGGCGACAACTCCAGCGGCAATTGAAACCGGTGTATATCTACATACCTGGTTAGTTCCCATCACCGGCGAGCGAATTGGTAAATCAATGACCGTTCAGCAAGCAATCGGTGGAGATACAGCCCTGCAAATTGACGGTTTTACAATTACTGATATGGAACTTTCAGGCGATTCATCAGGCAACGTGAAATTGATTTTAAATGGCGTTGGTCAAGGCGAAGCTGTGGGTGTTGCTCGGATTACTACCTTTACTTATCCGGCGGTTTGTCCGTTCAATTTTGGAGACGTTGCGATAACAATGAACAGCGGCGGTGCAATTACTGCGTTATACAATTCCTTCAATCTCAAAATTAATCTTGGGTACAATATGGAAGAGTTCCGGCTTGGAAGTTCTGAGATAATCCAGCCACTTTATAACACAATTCCAAGCGGTCAATTAACTCTAAATGTTGATGCTGACAACCAATTCATGGTCTTGGCAAGAGCTAATGCGGCGGCGGATATTGAAATTACAATGACGGGTAAAACTTTGATTGGTGCTACTCAATATCCACAACTAATAATTGAAATGGATGATGCGAGATTGACACCTGATACAACCATTCCGGCGGAAAATGACAGATTGAAAATGGATTTAGTTTTTGATCTTCATGGAGGAACTACTACCGGATCAGGCACTGATCTAGTAATGGCTGAAATTCGTGTTCAGGACGCAACAGCGGCATACGCATAGCAATGAATGTTGAAATTGCTGGAAAAAGATACGAAATAAAAAAAATACAGGTGCAGGATTTTCTAAATGAGGAAAATCTTGTACCTATCTCTATTTTTTCAATTGGCAAAAAGCAAATAAATTCAAAACACGAGCAACTTTATGCTGAACTTTTAAACAACAATAACGAAAAAACGCCTGAGCAATTAGAGCGGGAATTAAACGAATCGGCTACTTGCATGGCTATTATTTTATCAAAATGTTGTTTGGGATTAGGAATTGTTGACAAGGAATTCGTAAAAAATAATTTTGATGAATCATCACTCGCTTTTATGACTATTTTAAGTATTTCAATCGGCAGATTAAGCGTACTAGATATTTCTGAGAATGCGGCAATTTATATCGATACTATTGCAAAAAGATATTCTAAAACGCCAATCGATATTGTTTATCCGAACGGTTGTAATAACGATTTATACTCATTTTTATTTAATCAATTTATTTGTAGTATTGGAATTAAGCGTGATAACCAGCAAATTGAACAACAAAACAGAGCGATGAGGCAAAGAAATGGCAGATAAAAAAGTATCGATTTTATACGAGATAATTGACAAAGCATCAGAAGCATTAAAAAAAATTACTGCTGAGGCTGGGATTTTAGGAAATAAATTATCCAACGAAACTTCTAACGCTGTCACAAAATTATCATCAAAATTCAAGTCAATTCACGATAATTTTTTTACATTTAAAAATATAATTTCTGGTTTTATAGCCGGTGCAACGCTCAAAAATCTCTACGAAGTGTTTGACAAAAACAGCGATTCTCTCGGACAAATGGAAGCCGTTTTAAGCTCGACTGGTGGGGCGGCTGGATTAACAAAAAAAGCAATTATGGATTTAAATAAATCACTTTCCGACCAATACGCAATTTCGGAAACTGTAATTAATTCCGGTACAAATATGTTGCTCACCTTCAAAAATATTAAGGGTGATCAATTTAAGGACGCCACTAATGCATTAATAAATATGAATTCCGCTTTTACGGAAGGGAATGTCACATCAGAATCTCTCAAATCGCAGGCGATTCAACTAGGAAAGGCTTTGAATGATCCGATAGGTGGTATTCAGGCATTAACTCGTGCTGGAATTCAATTTTCGGATGTTCAAAAAGAAACAATTAAAAACTTTGTCAAAAATGGAGATGTTGCTTCTGCTCAAAAGGAAATTTTAAAAGAAATCGAATCTCAATTTGGAAAATCAGCTAATGCCTACGTCGATGGTGCTCAAAAGATGGGTGTTTTTATCGAAAAAATAAAAATTGGGCTAGGCGGTGCGATAGCTCTGATAGTTGAGCCACTGGGTGATTTTGTCGGATTAATCGGCAAACTGCCAAGCCCCATAAGAATGGTAACAATAGCATTGGGTGGATTAGCAACTGTTTTTGCGACTGTTAGTTTGGCTTTGGCAGTTACGCCACTTGGTGCTTTTTCGGTTGCGATTGGAGCGGCGACCACTGCGGTTGTAGCTCTTTCCGTTGCCGGAGGAAAATTATACGAGGTGCTTACAAAACCAATTGATAAAAAATCTACAAGCGATTTAAAAAAAGAATATGACGAATTACAAAAAAAAATATCAGACTTAGAAAAGTTGTACGATAAAAATATTGAAAAAACAAAGAGTAGGTTTTCTCTGATAAAAGAATATGCACAAAAAAGGGCAGACATCAATAAACAAGAAATTTCTGATTTAGAAAACCAGTCAAAAATAATAGATACTGAATTGAAAAAAAGAAATACGAACTTATCTAATTCAAGACAAAGCGAAAAAACAGAGTATGTAATGACGGAGGAGGAAAAAAAAGCAGCGGCAATAAAAGCATCGCAAGATATTGTTGATAATTACGCATTAAAAATGGCGGAGAAAAAATCTTTACGCGACGTTGATAAAGAAGAAGAGCTTGCTTCTTTGTCAATATTAATGGGAAACTCAAAATTAACCGCCGAAGATTTAAAAAAATTGCAACTTGAATATTACAAATTAAAAGGCGATCTTCGGGCGGATGACGCCAAAAAATCCAAAGATTTAATCGACCAAGAAACTAAATGGATATTAGATCAACTTGATGAACAACAAAAAGAAGATAAAAATCAAAAAGATAAATTATTAAAAATTGGTGAAGATTTATATCGAGATATGAGCTCAAATTATGAATCATTAATTAAAAAAAATATTGATTTAGACAAAAATTATGTGAATGACAAAAAAAATATTGAAGCAGAAATGCTCGCTGAAACGGCTGAAATGCTCGCTGAAAATTCAGCCGATAAAATTGAAATTGAAGCTGATTTTATCGCTGATAAAAGAGAATTAAACGAAGATTTAAGCAATGATTTGCTCAAAATAGACAAAGATTATTTAAATGAAAAAGCAGATTTAAACAAAAAATTAACTGATATTGATTCTCTTAAAAACGATAAATTAATCGATATAGAGATTTCAAAAACAAGGAAAATGACTGATTTAGACAGAGAATACATAAGAAAAAAAGATGATTTAAATAGAGATTTTAATACAAAAATTTTTGCAACGAATGAATCGAAAGTAATTGCTGAAAAAGAACTTCAGGAAAATATTTTACAACTAAATATTGATAAATCAAGAGAAATTGAGGATTTGAATGTTGAGACTGAGCGTAAAATATCCGATAGTAATGTAGAATTTAACACTAAAATTGCAGATTCAAAGAAGGAGTTATCGGTTAGTTTATTAGAATTAGATTTAAAAAATGAAGAGGAGACAAGAGCTTTAAAAGAAAAAAATATTGCTGATTTAGCAAAATTAGATACTGATTATAACGCCAAATTATTGAAAGAAAAAGAGGATTCCTCTGCTGAATTATTGAAAGAAAAAGAGGCTTATAATAAGAAATTATCTGAACTGGACGCTAAATATGCACAGGATAAAAAAGACAACGAGGTTAACCTGCAAAATGTTATTGGGCAAGCGATTAAAAAGGGGTTAAAATCTCAAATTGATGCGGTGGCTGCAACTGAGGCTGGGAAAGCAACGGCTGCAGGGTTGGGTATGGCTATCCCTACTTTTGGCGGAAGTTTGCTAGCTGCGGCTGCACAGGTAACCGCCATTTTCGCAGGTGCGGAGGTGGTTAAAGCTGGCATTGATGCACTACCTTTCGCTGACGGTGGGGTTGTTCCAGGAAGCTCATTTTCCGGCGATAAAATACCAGCAAGATTAAATTCAAGCGAAGTTGTTTTAAATTCTAAACAGCAGGCTCAATTGCTATTCAAAATTGCTAATAATCCAACTGTACAATCTCCGGCTGGTGGCGGCGATTCAGAAATGTTATTGTCCGAAATTAGAGATTTGCTAGCATCTCCCCAAAATGTTAATTTGACTGCGGACGGGATGACCAATTTTTCAAAAGCTATTTGGAACCGGCAGACAGAGCAAATCAGACAAGGACAAATTAGTAGGAGGTCACTAGTTTAATGGGAAATAATGTAAAATTTTATACTGAAAATTATATAAATTCACGGTGCACTTTCGTTTTTACGAGTGCCACAAATTCTCTGTCAAATAGACTTTATGACAATGACAGAAATTTAAAATTGGTTAGTTTGTCGTCAAACGACACAACCGACGAAATTTGGACGATAACTTTTCCATTTGCTCAAGAAATTAGCTCTATTTTTATTGATAATCACAATATTAAATCTGGTACTTTGAAGTATTGGAACGGAGGATCATACGTTGATTTTTCGACACCTATTTCTTGGTCTGCGAATACAGCAACAACAAACATATTTTCGTTTACGGCAATATCAACTACAAAAATACAGCTAACAATGAGCACAACAATAATTGCTAATGCTCAAAAATGTGTTGGTGAATTACGAGCCTTTAAACTGCTCGGTGAATTCACAAATAACCCGTCCGGCGTTTCAGAATTAGCTTTTTACAAAAAACAAATGCTAAATGAGACCGCGAATGGTGGGAATGTTCAAACAATTTTTGGTAAAAAATTCAAATGCACGCTTGATTTTGATAATGCAATTACGGTTGATGTTACACTGCTTGAAACTTTGTCGGATCGCGCAGATAGTTTTTATCTTCATCTGTGCGGCGGTGTAATAACCTATACAGAGCCAGGATTTCGTATTTACGATATGTTTTTTGTCAATTATATTAATGATTTTGCTCCTCTTTTACGGTCAAATATTCTTGGTATCGGGTCAGAAATTCAAGCCTCGTTCTGGGAGGTTTAAAAATTGACCGCAACAACAACAAAAACCGATTTAGTCCGTTTATCCAAGCAATATGTTTATAGAAAAATATTCATAAAACGGCGTAGTTTATTAAATGTTTATGAAGATGACTGGCAACAAATTGATTTTATCGATGGGCTAGATAATGTGATTGATTTCGGTCAAATATCGCTGTCCGTTGACGCTGAACCTGGCGAAATTGCTAATTTCGATATTAATACTTATACCTGCGTTTTAAATAATAATCACGGGAAATTTAACATTGAGACAGATTCAAATAGCCTTTGGTACGGATATTTAACCCGAAAATACACAAAAATTAAAAGTATTTCGTCCAATTGGTCGAACTTGCCCTTTGATGCTAATTTTGATTAAATCGAGGGGCTTAATTAAGTCTAACATAAATCGTGTAGTAAAAACAATTATTGGTTTCGGGTCTTCCCATTCAGCTAGC